GTTCTGCATTAATGGGTCCTCTGGGTATATTAGTTGCATTTCAAGCTGTTATTGCTGCTTTAGATTACTTCTCCGCACAAACAAACAAGGCTGAGAAGAATGTTAAGTCAATGAATGAAACTATTGCTGCTGCTGCGTCAAACTTCAAAATATTGTTAAGAGCACAAGAAGACAATACTTTAGGTTTAGAAGAAGCGAAGGAATCTGTCAGAAGAATAAATAGTCAGTACAAGGACTTAAACGTACAGTTAGATGAAAACGGAAGACTGACTGATGCCTCTGTACAAGCTATAGAGAAAAAGATAATAAGACTAGAGGACTTAGCTAAAGCTACAGCTATACAAACATTAGTTGAAGAGAAGTACGGAGAAGTTGTATTAAAGACCTTAGAGATAGAGGAGGCTAATTTTAAGTTGAACGCTAAAATATCTGAAGCAACAGCTCTTAGAGCTAAAGCAGACCAAGATGCTCTTGAAGGCGCTGTAAGTAGAGAGAATAGAGTTGAGCAAATGGCTTTAAGCGCAGAAAAAAGTGTGGACTTTATGGTTGATAAAGTTAAGGAGCTTACAAAAGAAAGAGGGAAGCAGCAAGAAGAAATAAGCAAGTTGATTGACATGATTCCTAATATAGGGGATTTGTTTAAAGTGGAAACTAAAGCTGGAGAAAGAACTAAGATGTTAAAGCAGCAGCTTTTAGACTTCTCTAAATTAATATTAGATGCTTACAAGAAAGAATCTCTTATGCTTGAAGAGAACGAAATTAAAAAAATGGAGCTTAGTCAGGATTACGAAAGACAAGAACTTGAGAGACGTCGCGATGCGTTCTTAAAAAGACAAGAGCAACGTAAAGATGACTTCATAAAAAGAGCTAAAAATAAAGAAGAAATAGCTCAAGCCGAAAGAGTCTGGGAAGACAGTCAGAAGCAAGCTGAAGAGCAATATCAAGAAGCTCTTACAGCTATAGGCGTTAAGCACGCTGCTCAAAGGCAAGTTAAAATGCTTGAATTAGAGCGGAACTTTGCGGAGCAATTAGTTAATCAAAGATTAGCTAGAATAAAGGCTGATGAAAGTAGACTTGCAGCTCTTAGAGCTGGGACAAAGGCTGGTGCTTTAAACAGACCTATGAGTGCTGTAGGAGCTGAAGACATAGAGACTCAAAACCAAATGGCTAGAGATAGAATGGCTGCTGAGCAAGCTAACTTTGAAGATGACTTAGAAAGAAAAATAGAGAACTTAAAAAGACAAGGATATAGCTTGTTAGAGGCAGAGCAAATGGTTGCTGGAGAAAGACACGCATTTCAAATGAGCCAAGCTGAACAAGAGATAGAGCTAGAGCGAAATAAGATTGAAGCGAAGAGAAGTATAAATCAAGAATATATTTCTTGGTTTGCTGGATTAGGCAGTATAATAAAAGGAATAGCTGGAGAGAATGAGGGAATAGCTAAAGCAGCACTTATTCTAGAAAAGGGTTCTGCTATAGCGAATGTAATAGTAAATACTCAATCTGCAAATGCGAAAATTACAGCTAATATGCTTGCTGAACAGGCTGCTTTTAACGCTTCCGCTGCTGCAACATCTTTAGTAGCGCCTCCATTATCTGCTGCATTTAAAGGTATGGCTGTAAAGGCTGGCGTTCTAGGTAAAACTAGAATACTTAAAAACAATATAGGCGCTGGTATATCTATTGCTAAGATTGCCGCTACTACACTACAATCTAGAGGTGCTGGCGGTGGTGGCGCTGGTGGCGGTGGTGATGCTGGTGGTGGCGCTCCATCAAGAGAGTTTGATTTTAACTTAGTAGGTTCTACAGGTGTTAATCAATTAGCTCAAGGTGTAGGTGCTCAGTTTAGCCAACAACCAATACAGGCATACGTTGTGTCAAGTCAAATGACATCACAGCAACAACTAGACCACACTATACAGACGCAAGCGTCTTTAGGAGATTAGAAATAAAAAGAAAATTAATTGTTATAATATTATGGAGAACTTAGACATATTTGAATTATTCATAGACGAGGAAAACGAATGGGGCGGCATAGAAGCTATTTCCATTGTTGAGAATCCAGCTATAGAGGAAGACTTTATAGCGCTTAAATCACAAGAAGTAAAGCTAGCTGAAGTAAATGCAGAGAAACGTATTCTTATGGGTGCTGCATTGATTCCTAACAAGAAGATATACAGAAGAAATGGAGAGCAAGAGTATTATATTCACTTCTCTGAAGAAACTGTAAGAAAAGCTTCACAGCTTTTTCTATCAAGGGGTAAGCAAAACAACTCAACACTAGAACACGAAGTAGAGCTAGGTGGTTTATCTGTTGTAGAGTCTTGGATAATAGAAGACGAGGTACAGGATAAGTCTCGTAAATATAATCTTAATATGCCTGTAGGAACTTGGATGGTATCGGTTAAGGTAAATAACGATGAGATATGGGAAGAGTTTATTAAGACTGAAAAGGTAAAAGGCTTTAGTATTGAGGGGTTCTTTAGTGATAAGAAATCTGATAGACCGCAAGAAAGCATAGAGGAAGAGTTGTCAGCAGAAGACCTAGCTAAGATATACGAGATACAAGAGATTCTAAGCGCTTCTAACGAGGTTGAATTAGAAACTTATAGCGACTATCCAAAGGCTGCTAGAAACAACGCTAAAAGAGCCTTAAAATGGAAAAAAGAGAATGGTAGTTCTTGCGGAACAAGTGTAGGCTGGACAAGAGCCTCGCAACTGGCTAGAGGCGCTAGTTTGAGCCGTTCAACGATTGCAAGAATGGCTTCATTCAAGAGACATCAACAACATAAAGACGTACCTTATTCTGAAGGATGCGGTGGTCTTATGTGGGATGCTTGGGGAGGTTCTGCTGGTGTTAATTGGGCTATTAGTAAACTTAAACAAATAGACAAATAATATGGGTCAGGTATTTAACACTTCTTACAAGGTAAAGACAGATAATATGACCGATAGTCAATTATCTAATTCTAATATAGAGAATGGCTCTTTGGTTAGGACTGATAGCGGTCTTTATATGGGGCACTCTGGAGAGAATGTAAGAGTATACCCACAAAGTGCTGGTTCTTTAGGATTAGGATGGATGCGTATAGATGATACTGAGTACGACTCTGATAACAAGTTAAACCTAGTAGACCAAGTACAAGTTGTATTACCTAACAATGCTGGTAATACGGTAAATAGTGATGGGGCTAATTATTATGACGCAAATACTCAGAAGTTAATTTCTACAAATGAGAATGACGTATTTATAACAACTGTTGTATTTAAGTCTAGTGCAGCTAATGCAAATCAAACTCACTTAGATATAGTTCTTGTTGGTTCTGGTGAAATAGGAAGAGTGCATATGGTTCAACAATTCTACAAAGGGAACGATGTCGAACAAGGTGTTCATCAAGTTATGCAATACTATACAGACGCAGACTTTGTTTCTAATGGAGTTCAGATAAAAATACAATCTCATGGCGGAAATGCTAAGGTATGGGATATAATCTATTTTATACAAAAAACTCAATCAGCATAATATGAGAGCTAAATACTGTAAATGTAAAAATACATACTGCATAAGCTGCTGCAAAGATTGCAATGCGGCTGACTACTGGAAACAAGGCATAGGAGTTATTACTGGTATACCAGATTCTGATGACGACGATGACTAGATAAAAATGAAATAAACTTTAATTTAATTGTTATACTAATATAAAAAACCTTTAATTTATGAAAGCTACAGAAATTTTAGAAAAGCTACAAAATGTTTTTCTTTCTACTGAAGCGGAAGTTTCTGAGACTCCTATCGAAGAAGTCAAAGAAGAATTGTCTTCTGAAGAAGTAGTAGAGAACGTTGAGTTAGAAGCTCAAGAAGAAGTTAGCGAGGAAGTAGTAGAAGAAACTACTGAATTAGCTGAAGAAGAAGTCGTAGAGGAAGAAGTGGTAGAAGAAGAATCTGCTGCTCCAGAATACGCAACTAAAGAAGACTTATCCAAAATGAAACAAGAGTTTATGGATGTTATTGAGAGTCTTGTAAAAAAAGAAGAAGAATACCAAAAAGAAGTACCAGCAGAATTGAGTTCTGATGTTGATTTATCAGAAGAGGCTGAAGAAATCTCTCATTCTCCTGAGTCTGGCGTAGAAAGTAAAGCTAGATTTGTTATTGGCGGAAACAGACCAATGACTACTAAAGACAGAGTATTCAACAAAATGTTTAATAATTAATTATTTTAATAAAAATGGCAACAAACACAACTATTACTACAACTTATGCTGGTGAGAAATTGCAAGGCTTTATCTCTGCTGCATTATTATCTGCTAACACTATTGAAAACGGTGGTGTAAGCGTTAAACCAAATGTTAAATTTAAAGCTGTTATCAAATCACTTGCTACAGGTACTTTGATTGCTGATGACACTTGTGACTTTACTGACAGTTCTTCTGTAACTCTTGATGAAAGAATTCTTGAGCCAGAAACTTTCCAAGTTAACCTACAGCTTTGTAAGGATGATTTCCGTTCTGATTGGGATGCTATCTCTATGGGATATTCTGCATTCGATAGCCTTCCTCCATCTTTCGCTGACTACCTAGTAGCTCACGTTGCTGCTAAAGTAGCTGAAGAAATGGAAAGCACTATCTGGGGTGGAGCTAACGCTACTGCTGGACAGTTCGATGGTTTCACAACTTTATTTGCTGCTGATGGCGATGTTATCGACGTAACTGGAACTGCTATTACTGCTTCTAACGTAATCGAAGAGATGGGCGAAGTAGTAGACGCTATTCCTTCTGCTATCTACGGTAAAGAAGACCTTAAATTATACGTTTCTAAAAACGTAATGAAAGCATACGTTCGTGCATTAGGCGGATTTAGTGTTGCTGCAACGTCAAACGCTGGTACTGACAACAAAGGTACTCAATGGTATGACAACGGAGCTTTATCTTTCGATGGAATCTCTATCTTTATGGCTAACGGTCTTGCAGACAACAAAATGGTAGCTGCACAGACTTCTAACTTATACTTCGGTACAGGTGTATTATCTGACTTAAACCAAGTAAAAGTTTTAGATATGGCTGACCTTGATGGTTCTCAAAACGTAAGAGTAATCGCTCGTTTTACTGCTGGTATCCAGTACGGATTTGGTGGAGAGATTGTTTATTACACAGCTTAATAAACTGTTCATTTAATACAAAGGGGGTGGGTGTCTATCCCATCCCTTTTTTTGTTTAACTAAAAAAATATAAAATTATGCCTTGTGATATATCAACTGGAAGAACGGAAGCGTGTAAAGAAAGTGTTGGTGGATTAAGAAACATCTACATTGGTAACTTCGTTTCTGGACTTTATGCTGACGTGCTTTCGAACTTGGATTCTGACGAGCAAGTTACAGCTTTAACAACTGACCTTGTTGTTTACAAGTTTGAACTAAGAGGAGATAACAATACTTTTGAGGAAACTAACGAGAACTCAAGAGATAATGGAACTTCTTTCTGGACTCAAACTGGAACAATAGCTCTTAAAAAACAAGATGCTGCTACTCAAAAAGCTCTTAAATTACTTTCTTATGGAAGACCACACATCTTAATTGAGGACTATAACGGTAATTTCCGTTTAGCTGGTGCTCAAAATGGTGTTGAGGTTTCTGTAGGTACTGCTACTGGCGGTGCTATGGGAGACTTAAATGGTTACAACATTACATTTGAAGGAAAAGAGAAAGAACCAGCTTACTTTGTAGATTCTGCAATAGTGGGAACTGGACTTGACTTTGATGTAAACGCTACAGTTATTAATCCATAATAACCAACTATCTTTAACAAAGGAGGGGTTCTGTTTAATACAGAGCCCCTTTTTTTATTAAATAAAATGAAAACCACTATTTGTTGTTATAATATTATGACAATAGCGGATATAAATAGTTTACCAGTAATA